TGTATGTATCTAATAACTACACAGTAGCAAGCGCAACACCAACATATTTTGCTACAGGCGCTATTACTACTGTTGGTCGCCAATCTTTAGCTACTTTTACAGGTCAACAAATTTTGAACCAATCTGCAACCTCTACTGATATTTATCAGGGCGGTACACAGCCTAACTTGTCACAAGTAGTGGTAACAATTGCTTTGGTTGGTACAGGTATGAATACTGCTACTAGTTTAGCTGGTCAAGTTAACTTTACCTTGCGCTATACACAGCCAGATAACAACATTGGTACATTGACAACTTACCCATACGGTAACTTTGACTAATTAATCCAAGGGGGATTCGTCCCCCATTAACAACTTAGGAGATTAATTATGACTGGTTCCGTAGTCCAAACAAATAACGTATTAAATTCAATTACTCGTCAGGCTAGAACTGAGCCTTTTGATTTACAAGTAGCGCGCGGTCAAATTACAGGCCATAATGCTATTAGTATTTTTGGTTATCAGGCAGCCGTTTCTAACGTAGCTATTCCTATCTGGGAAAATGCTACTGCTTATACCTACGCAACATCTGCTACTACTTTATCAATTGCAAGCTCTTCAAACACTGATGTTTCTCCAGCAGCAGTTTTAATTAGTGGATTAGATGCAAACTTTAATCCTATTTCTGAAACAGTTATTTTAACTGGCACCACGGTTGCAACGACCATTGGTAGTTATTTAAGGGTAAACAGTTTATTGATGACTGGTGTAGCAGCAAGCCAAACGGCTAACGTTGGTACTATTACAGCCAAACAATCTACTAATACTCTTGCTCAGATTAACGCAGGAATTGGAAAATCTCAAAGCACTATTTATACCGTACCGAATGGATACAGTTTTTATTTGTCTCTTGCTGAAGTAAATACTTCTAATAGTTATACTAGCGCAAACATTGTTACGTACAGAGTTCAGGCTATTAATAACAATACTGGCGTAACAACAACCGTATTACAACAGCCATTCGTTTCAATTTATACTGCTAATAGAAGTTCTGAGCCATTTGTATATGCGTCAACAACAGATATTCAGTGGCAGTTGTCTACTAACACAGCTACAGCTATTGCCGCTGGGGTTATTATTGCCGGCAAATTAATTAAAAACCAAGGCGAGTACGTAGGTTACTAATGGCTAAGACTCCTGCATGGCAACGCAAAGAAGGAAAATCTCCTTCTGGCGGCTTAAATGCCAAAGGTAGAGCATCAGCAAAAAAAGAAGGCATGAATCTTAAAGCACCACAACCAGAAGGCGGTTCAAGAAAGAAATCTTTTTGCGCTCGAATGGAAGGTATGAAAAAGAAACTAACCTCTTCTAAGACAGCTAGTGACCCTGATAGCAGAATTAATAAATCATTAAAAAAGTGGAAATGCTAATGGACTCACTAATGCAATTTTGGAATGCTGGTTTAACGCTAGTTTTAGGTATTATTGGATTTTTTGTTAAAGAAAAGTTTAACGAATTAGACCGTATGCAAGTATTATTAAATAAAACTCGTGAGGAGATGGCGCGAGAATATATTACCAAAACAGAAGTGCGTAGCGATATGGAGCAGATTATCTCCAGATTTGATAAACTAGAAGCTAAACTAGACCGTTTTATTGAGAGTCACAAATAATGCCAAGTGTCTCTAAAAAACAACACAATCTAATGGAAGCAGTTGCGCATAGTGCGAAATTTGCTAAAAAAGTAGGTATCCCTCGCTCTGTCGGTGAGGATTTTGCAAAAGCCGATAAGGGCAAAACTTTTAATAAGGGTGGTTCTATGAAAATGGAAAAAATGGTAAAGCCAAACTCTATGTCCAAAGACGTAGAAAAAGGCTCTAATAAACATGGTAAATTTGGCGAATCTAAAGTTCAAAAAAGCGGTCATACTAAAGGTAAAAATCTAGGTGATACTGGTCCTAAAGAACCAATTGAAACTGAAAAGAATATGAAGGGCTTTATGAAAAAGTACGCTAAAGGCGGAACTATCATTGGTCAAAAGATGGGTGCTGTTAAAACTAATACTAAAGCTAAATTTGGTGATGGTATTGCAGAGCGTGGCAAAACACGTGGAAGAAACGTTTAATCATGCCATACGAAGAAACTAGCAAAGAAAAAGCCAAACGCGAAGCCTATATGAAGGCTAATAAAGAACGTGGCATTCGTCAAGAAGCTGAACGCGACTATAAGATGTTTGGAACTACTGAACAAAATATTCCGCAAGTAAACCCAATGGGTGATGCGACTATGCCAGCTTCTGCAGGCATGAAAAAAGGCGGTAAAGTAAAGAAAATGGCTAAGGGCGGTTCTGCCCATAGTCGTGCAGATGGTATTGCACAAAAAGGCCACACCCGTGGCAAATACTGTTAAGGAAAATAAAATGAAAATGGACCATCCACCACTCTCTAAAGATATGGCTGCTGAAGACCATATGATTCACCCAGAGCACATTGAAAAACATCATGGCGGCGACGGACACGCTCAACACCACGAGCATTTTAAAAAGCATGCTGCTGGTCATATGTTACACCACGAGCACGTTAAAGCAATGTGTGGCGGTGGCATGTCTAAAGGTAAGAAAAAATGATGGCTTCTCGCGGAATGGGTGATGTTAACCCTTCCAAAATGCCTAAAAAGAAGATTATTCATCGCACGGATAATCCGAATGATGTTGACCTTTTTGCTAAAGGCGGTAAAGTTGGACTCTATGCCAATATCCATAAAAAGCAAGCTCGTATAGCTTCTGGGTCTGGTGAGCATATGCGCAAAGTAGGAAGTAAGGGCGCACCAACAAAAGATGCATTTATTCAGTCTGCTAAAACAGCGAAGAAAAAATAATGGCATATACCAGTGGTAGCTCTACATTTAACCTTGACCTCACTGAGCTTGTAGAAGAAGCCTTTGAGAGATGTGGCTCGCAGTTACGCACTGGATATGACCTTAAAACTGCAAAACGGTCTATCAATTTATTAACAATTGAATGGGCAAATCGCGGGATTAACTTTTGGACAGTAGAAGAAATTTCTGTTCCTTTAGTATATGGTCAAGCTATATACCCAGTAGGGTCTGATACGATTGATATCCTAGACTTAGTAACTAGAACCAATAATTCTAGCGCCTCAAATCAATCTGACATTAATTTAAACCGTATTTCTGAATCTACTTATTCGACTATTCCAAATAAGTTGACTTATGGGCGTCCAGTTCAGGTTTGGTATAACCGTCAAACTGGAAACTCTAATATTTACACGGGCGTAACTTTAGCGGCTAGTTTAAGTTCAACAGCTACCACAATTACCCTAAGCTCAACATTTGAAATGCGTTCTACTGGATTTGTCCAGATTGATAACGAAATCATTGGATACGTTAATATCTCTGGAAATCAGCTTCTAAACTGCTATCGTGGGCAGTATAATACTACAGCAGCCTCCCATAGCGTAGGAGCGGCTATCTATGACCAGCAATTACCTTCGCTGGCAGTATGGCCTACCCCAGACGCTGGAACGTCTTATACGCTTGTTTATTGGCGTATGAGAAGGGTGCAAGATTCTGGAACTGGAGTTTATGTTCAAGATATACCATTTCGTTGGATTACATGTTTAGTAGCTGGATTGGCATATTACTTGTCAATTAAAATACAAGGTGTTGACCCAAATCGTGTATTATTTTTGCAACAAGAGTATAAAACGCAGCTTGAGCAAGCTATGGAAGAAGACAGGGAAGATGTATCCATTCGGTTTGTCCCTCGTAATTTGTTTTACGGAAGGTAAATAATGCCTACCAAGTATGCTTCTGGCAAACATTCAATTGCGGAATGTGACCGTTGCGGGCAAAGATATAAATTGGTTGAGCTTAAAAAGCTGACAATCAAGACAAAGTTAGTAAGCATTAAAGTATGTCCGGAATGCTGGGAACCAGACCAACCCCAATTAAGATTGGGAATGTATCCAGTAAATGACCCACAAGCAGTACGGGAGCCAAGACCGGATATTAGTTATTATGCATCTGGAGTTAATGGAGTACAGACACAGCAAGGTGGTGGGGTAAGCCCAAATCAAGCTGGTTATCCAGATAGTGGTAGCAGGGTGTTTCAATGGGGGTATGCCCCAGTGGGAGGCTCTAGTGGTTTTGATAGGACGCTTACTCCTAATTATTTAGTAGGCAACGGTAATATTAATTCAGTAACAATAACGTAGGAGTAAAAAATGGCAAAGATGGAAAAAGAATCAAAAGCAGAAATGCGCAAAGAAGAAAAAGCTGATAAAAAACAAGATGTAGCTATGATTAAAAAAGCCTTTAAAGAGCATGATGCTCAAGAACATAAGGGCGGAAAAGGCACCAAGATTGTTTTGAAAAAAGGCGGAATGGATACTAAGAAAATGGCTAAAGGTGGAGTAACTCAAGCTAACTTACGTAGCATGGGTCGCAACATGGCTCGTGTGGCTAACCAGAAGTCTTCTTCAAGAGGTCGCTAATATGGCAAAGAATATAAAACCAACTAAAAAGGATAGCTCTCCAATGGTTGTTGGCAAAAACCGTGATAATAAGCCAGCAAGTGCTTATGCTACTCCTCATAAAATAAATGGCGCGCCATTATCCGCTGAAAGTTTTCAGGCTGAGATGGATGCTATTCCTTATGGTAGAACCAAGTCAGCCAAAGATGCTTCTATTAGTGACCCATTAACTAATGGTGTTGCATACGGAGTTGGTAAAGTAAAAACTGATGGTATTGAAACTCGTGGAAATGGCGCCGCTACTAAAGGTCGCATTGCTCGTGGACCAATGGCCTAACTGTCATATATAGGGTAAACCCGAATGAATTATCAGACTCTCTGGAACAATATACAAACATATGCTCAAAGCACTGAGCCTACGTTTGTTGCAAATATTCCATTCTTTGTGGAGCAGGCTGAAACTCGCATATACAATTCAGTTCAAATACCATCCTTACGTAAAAACGTTACAGGAACATTTAGTTCTGGCAACCAGTATTTAACTTTGCCGTTTGACTGGTTAGCTACATACTCAATCGCTGTAATTGATTCCAATGGAAACTATACTTACTTACTTAACAAAGATGTCAACTTTATCCGTGAAGCATATCCTAACAATGGCGCATCATCTTGGGCTATGCCTAAGTACTACTCTATTTTTGGTAGCTCTACTAATAATGTTAATGAGTTAAGCGCTATAGTAGGTCCTACTCCAGATTCATCGTATAGCACCGAGTTACATTATTTTTACTATCCAGTATCTATTGTTCAAGGTGTAGTAGCTACTTTAAATGCTACTTTT